TCGCCCGGGGCGTGACCCTGAACACCGCGAAAACGATCTACCCGCAGTATCGCGCCGAAAAGGGTCTGCCTTCGTCAGTTCGCCTTGCCCGGGCGAGAACCCGTTCCCGGGTCGACCTGACCCCTAACGGCCGTCCGCAGGGCTTGCGCGTCTGTAACGGCGTGTCGGAACCCATGCCCGGCACCAAGGCGGCCGAAGTCTGGAACATGGCCGACGTTCTGCACCGCAAGCTCGGCCGCGTGCCGAAGCGCGGCGAGGTTCGGGCTCGACTGCCGAACATAGGCATGGACACGATCAAGATCGCTTTCCCGAAATGGCGCAAGTTCCACGCCCTGCCCGATCCCGGGCAACATCACAAAAGAGGTTGACATGCTCTATCATCGATATCGCTCGCCCCGTATGTCGGCCGTCATGCGCCGCGACGGCCCGCGAAGTGTTCTTGTCGGCCGGGAGGTCGAGATCGAGATCGATTTCGAGGCCGAGGTAATGGACGAGCGCGGCTTGATCGTGCCCGAGGAGGCCCTCGGTCGGCTCGACGACATGATGCGTGATCTGTTCGACGGCAAGATCCTGATCGACAACGAAGATCCGCACGCCGACGATCTGGTCAAGCTCAAGCGGATCGGCGCGGCCGATCCGGTCCTGTTCGACCACGGCACGAGCGGCCCGCAACTGAGCTTCTACATCGGCCGCCACGTCGAGGGTTGGCTCGCCCGGGAGAAATGGAACGCGCCGCAGGAGGATCCCCGGCACGCGAAAATCGCCCTAGCCACGGTGCGACTAGGGCGATCAGAGTTCTTCTACGATCTCACCTGACCCGTTCCAGTTCGCCGGATCTCGTGAAAACTGCGTATCGACAGATCTCGCCGTCGGCCTTCAACCGTGCGGCTCTGCGCGCGGCGTCGTTCTTGTAGGCGTATGGCTCGCTCTCGCGATCGCTCGGCGTGCCGTCGGGTTCGAAGAAAGAGACGAACCACGACTCGAACTGGTCGCGATCGTACCAGATTTCGGCATAGGTGCTTGACACCTTCATTCCTTCGCCTCCTCGATAGAGCCGATCAAGTCGTCTAGGAGGCTGTCGGCGTTTTCCATGGCGTCGATAGCCGCCTGCATCTGTTCGCCGCGCTCCCCGTCTTGCAGGCTCTCGGGCAAGTTGTCGTAAGCCTCCTGCTCTTCCTCTTTGACCGTCTCAAGGCGAGAACGAACGTCCTCGATTTCCGAGATCAAGGCGCTGAGTTCCTTGCGTCGTGCGTTGTTCATGGGTCGGGTTCTCCTAGGGTTGGTGCCGGGGCTCGTGGCCCCGGCGGCTGGATTACTTGTAAGCGGCTCGGATCTTCGCGAGCGCTTCGTGATAATATTCGACGCGCGGCTCGTGCAGGGCGTCGAGATCTTTCTTGATCGCGTCGCGGTAGCCCTGACCGGCCGTCGCGCCGACAACGTCGTGACAATGGGTCAGGCGTGCGCGCTCGGCGGCGAGAATGTTCTCGGCGACCTCGTAAGCGATCGCCTCGATCTCGTCGGCGTCGAGGCGCGGGTAGGTGCCACCGTTGCCGCGCTCGGCACGAACCGGCTTGAAGTGACGGCCCATTTCCTCGCCGGTCTCGGCGTCCGTCAGAACCATCTGTTTCTTGCCGCACGAATGAACGATCGCGGCGCGGATCGTGACCGTGCCCTTACGGTCCCAATCGGAGACGTAATGGACAAGGTCGCCTTTGGTAAATGCTTTGGTCATGTCGGGTAGCTCCTCGGTGTCTAGCTCGTTTCGATATCCTCTTCTCGCATATACTCTTACCCGGGTCAATACCCCTACAGGGTATTGCATGCTGATTTTTCCTGTTGACCCGGGTAAGAGTATATGCGAAACATACATCACCGGGCCATGGTGGTCCGGCTAGACAGGAGCTAGACACATGACCACGCCACGCATTGAAATCCGCGCCTACGACATTCTCGACGGCGAAAAACTGACGATCCGCGCCTACGTCTGGCACGGCGAGAAACTCGTCTCCGGTATTGACGTGATGGAAGCCACGCCGACCCTCGTCGCCTCGACTGGCCCGCTGCACGTCGGCCGCGCGGTGCAGTTCTTTCGCGCCGTGAACCCTGACGCCGAAATCGAGTTTACCATGTCCGACGAGTTCGCCGGCGCCATCACCGCCAAGGCAAGCGCCGAACGGGTCGGCGAGTTCTACGCCGCCGCCAAGTTCGCCGAAATCGCTTGAGGAGGCCGAAACCGTGACGGACAAGATCGCAGAATTTCGCCGCATCAACGAACCGCGTGTCGAGAAGATCCTCGCGAGCCTCGGACATATCGAGAAGAGCGCCGCATCGATGCGGATCGACCCTGAAACATTCCGAGCCCTGATCGAGCCGATCAGGCGTCACGTTCGGGGAGGTCATGAGGGGCCGCGCGAGCGGGCACATGGAAGCTCGATCAAGGTCGAGGTGCAGCACGAGCCGACCGAGATTAAAGCGACACCGCATGTCTCGCAGGCCGGCGTGCCTTACGCCGACCTTCCCACAACCCAACTCGTCGACAAGATGATCGCGATCGGCGCGATCCTCGCCGAGCGCCGCAAGTAACAGGAGATCGACCCCATGGCTTTCGAGTACATCTACAACGAACCGACCGTCGTCGAGCGCAAGGTGTTCTACGACCAGACCGGCGAGCCGCATCTGGATCGCGACGCCGCCATCGTCGCGAACATGAGAGCCGATCTCATGGTCAAGCTGCGCGAGACGCTAGTCGACGCGCTGCCCGACGACCCGGCCGCACGCGGCAAAATGGCCGCCCGGATCGCCGATCAGATCGCAACCCTTGCCAACCCCATGCGCAAGATCGTTCGCGCTCTTATCGAAGGAACCGACTAATGAGCCTCGACTTCAACTTCACCGACATGATCGAACGCCTCGGCCGCGAGGAGTTCGATCGCATTACCGACCACCCGACGAAGGGCGGCGATGAATGGCACCCGGTAACGGAAACGCTGATCTGGATTTGCCTCGCCGTCGGCCTGCCCGGGATCCACGGCAAGTACGTCGACAAGTTCATCGCCCGGACGCAGGCGTTGCAGGCGATCTCGGGCGGCGACATTCTCTCGCAGGCCGGGCGGATCCATGTCACCGAAGAAGATATCCGGGCGCACGAGGGTCTGCGCACAAACGTCTCGTTCGAGAGCGACGCCAAGTTCTACGCCAAGCTCTTCCGCATGGCGCAGGAGGCCGGTGAGCGTGCCGCCCGGCTGCAGGAAGTGTCGGCCTTCGACAAGGTGGCCGCTCTGGTCGCCGCCGAGAACGAAGAGGCTTGACGGCGTATTCCGTAATCTGTAAGACAATATGCGACCGGGCCGCCCGAGGCCCGGCCCATGAGCTAGACAGGAGATCGAGACAATGTGCATGCAATGTATCCAAGACGGCGACCACGGCCAGCCCTGCCCCGCGCACGAGGCGCAGTTCGACGACGCCCCCGACGGCTACATCGCCGATCCCGAGGCGGCGCGCGATTTCATCCTCGGCGGCAACGCGACGTTTACGATCGTCTCGACGAAGACCGGCACGCGCTACACGTTCCGGGTTCGCGTCGCCAAGGACAATCCGCGCATGTTCTTCGTCTCGTCGCTCGTCGGCTCAGACAACGAGAGCGACTACGCCTACGTCGGCTTCTTTAAGTCGATCCTCGGCGAGGGCTCGAACCACGTTCACACGTTCATGGCGAAGACCCGCGACAAGGATCGCGGCCTCGTGATGATCGCAGGCAAGAAAGGCAACGCCGACGACGTGCGGTTCCGCGCGCTCGATTGGCTCCTGCAAAACCTGATCATCGGCCGCATGCCCCGCACCGTCGAGTTCTGGCACGAGGGCCGCTGTGCCCGGTGCAACCGCAAGCTTACGGATCCCGAGAGTATCGCTCGCGGGTTCGGTCCCGAATGCGCTGGCAAGATATGAGCTTGCCGCGTCACGTAGAGGCCGAGCTTGACCGGCTTGGCCTCCCCGCCACACGCCGCGCCCCTGACGAGCCACGGCGTGACCCCGGGCCGCCTCCGTGGCGACCCACTCACCCGGGCGAAGAACCGCCCTTTTAACTGAAAGAGAGCAATCGACATGAAACTTGCAATCGTATCGACCATCGCAATCGCCCTCGCCGCTCCTGCGTTCGCGCAAGGCATGGACAACGGGCCGCAGTTCGGCGGTAACTCGTCGGCGACTGCCACCGGTGTGGGCATTGCATCGGCGAACCAGACCCAGAGCCAACAGGCGAACGCGAACTCGTTCTCGCAGGGGATCGGCCTCGGCGGAGAGGCTAACAACCGCAACTCCGTCAACGTCGAGGGATCCGTCTCCGCGTCTGTCGGCGCGGCCGCCTGTACGAACGGCTTCGGGATCGGCCTCCCCGGTGTCGGCGCGATCTCGTTCTCAGCATCGGATCGCAACTGCGCGATCGTGCGCGAGGCGCAGGCCTTGCAGGCCATGGGCTACACCAATCTCGCGGTGTCGCACCTGACCCAGATCGATCGCATCGCCAACACGGTTCGCGCGGTGCAGGGCGGCGGGAGTGCTGCCGTTGTATCCACGAGCGCGCCCGTGGCCGCCCCAGAGCCGCTCTATTCGTTCTGCGGCATGGAAGACGGCCGGGCGATCGTTCGCGTCCCTGCCGGGCTTTCTGAGGCCGAGACGGCACAGGCACAGGCCGATTGCCGCGACGCCCTCAACTGATAACCTACCCGCCGGGGCGGCCCGCGCCGCCCCGGCACCTTCAACCCGACACGCACAAGGATTTGACACATGTTTATCGTCCGCAAGATCAACGAAGCCCACCGCCGCGCGGCCGAGGATCCGGTCGTTCTGGTCGCCGAGGCCTTCAAGCTCGCCCTGATCGTGCTTGCCACGCTGGCCGTCCTAGCCCTGCCCGAGCGCGCCAAGGCTCAAACCCCCACCGAGGTCATCCTAGAAGGACAGTATTGTCTTATGGTTTCAGTTGACGACATGGTCGAAAGATTGCCGTCCCATGTAACTCGCGATGAACGCCGGGCCATCGAAGATGCGGGCCGGAACATGGTCGAAGCTGTGCTTGAAGCGATGCGCCCCGTAGCGTTTTCAACGCCGGAAATCCGAGCGATCCCCGGCGAGCTTCTGTTGCGTATGGCCGGTCAATCCGCCTCGCCGATCGAGGAGTTCGCCCCGCAATTTCATGCCGATATAGTCTCATGCTTTCGCGAAGTCCTAATCGCCTCAGGGTGGAGTGTCGAGTAATGTTCAAGAGGCTGGAAGGCGAGACGGCCGTTATCCGGATCGGCGGTGTCTACAAGGTCGCCGATCTGTACGAGCGAGACGGCCGTCTCTTCGCGGCGGCTGCGGGCGGCTACGTTCGGCTCAACGCGAACGGCACGACGAGCAAGGACAAGCTTGCGATCGAGAGCTTGCAGATCGACGCGCCGCTCTACAAGGACCGTTTCGGCCGCCTGTGCGTGGCCGACGCCGACGGCCGGTCGCCTCTTATGCCCGAGGAGGCCTCGCCCCTCCTCCTGCCAAAGGATTAACGTCATGCGCCTAAGCAATCTCCGGAAGTTCGCCCGGACCCCCATGCCCGAGGAAACAAGCCAGCCGGTTCCCAAGCCACCGGAAAAACTCGACCCGAGAACCCGCGCGATCATGGCTCAGGACGCCCTCAACGGTCTGCAAGGCGACACGCTCGCGAATGTCGTCTATGCTATCCTCGCAGACCATGACGGCTTGTCGAGCGCGCAGCTACATTCGCTTGCAAACCGCCTGAGCCGGGCCGCAGACGAGAAGGATCGAGGTCGTGGAAGTTGAAGAGATCGCCAAGGGCAGGATCACACTGTCGAGCTACGAGGAGTTTCTCGTGCATCGGCTGATCGAGCTAACGGGCCCGGGGAGAGATCAACCCGAGAAAGGCGTCGCGCTCGCATTGCATCCGGAAACGGCCGATCTCGTCCATGTCGTGCTTAAATGCGGCGTTGCGGCGATCGAGGAAGGCGGCGTCCGTTTCGGGCCGATTGACCTCAACCGGCTCCTGCCGTAGCCTGTGCCTCGCATTGGCTCGTTCCGAGCCTGCCTCAATCAACTTGCCCCGGCCTCGGCCGGGGCTTTTTCATGGGATATACGGCCGGGCCCGGCCGGTACGCACGAGCGTCTGATTGAGGTTCTCGTCGTCGAGCCACACGATCGCGAGCCACCGGCCATACTTGCCTTTGCGATCCTTGATCGTCTCGACCGTGACCTTGTTCGCGTTGTGGATCCGCTCGCGAACGTAGTCGCGCACCTTGACCCCCTCGGGCCGCTCCTCGCCGCGCATTTCGGGCGTGTCGATCCCGTAGAGCCGCAGGGGCACGTTGTGCACCCACGTATCGAGCCCGAGATCGATATCGACCCGGATCGTGTCGCCGTCATATACAGACCGCACGACGGCTCTGTAGCAAAATACCGGGTTCATCGCCGAAACCTGTCGAGGCCGACCACGCCGAAGATCGAGATCACGATCGCCCCGGCCCACTGGTCAAGCGGCGGCGGAAGAGCGGCGATCGTCCATTCCTGCGGATAGGCGCAATCGGCGCACCAGAGGATCGAGTAGATCACGACGGCCGAGAACCACGCCGCCAAGGGCACCGCGAACAGGAGCATGAGCGCGAACCCACCGGCACGCATGAAGTCGCCCCGTGTGTTCATGTGCGTCGCCAAGAGGTCGGCCTTGATCCTGTCGCGGTTCTCTTCGACCTCGATCCGCTTGTCGACCGTGTCGAGAACGCGATCGAGCGCGCCGCCGGTCAGGATCTTGCCGAGCCATGCAAGGAACCTCATGGCGCTATTCCTTGCGGCCGACCGGCGTCGTCGTGATCGTCCGCATGACCACGCCGAGGATCGCGACCGCGAGCGTGTAGTGCGGCAGGTACTCGGACGGGATCACGCCGCGCCATTCCGGCAGGAGAAGGATCGGCATGAGAATGTCGAGCGCCGCCGGGATCCCGGCGATAGCCATTACGAGGATCGTTCTGAGGCCTTTGAGCCGTTTCACTTCGACACCTCCTTGAGTTGCGTTTCGTAAGCGGCCTTTCGGTCTTCTTCGTGCTGTGCTCGCCGCCGGGATCTCATGACGATCAGGACGGCGACGACGATCGCGACGAGAGCAATCACGACCGTCGCCTCGGGCGACCCGCTGGCCGCCCCCGCCCCGCCGACGCCACCGGCCCCGGTCGCGCCAACCTGCGCGCCGCCTGCGCGTTTCTCAGCCGTCACACGGCCCGGGGCGGCGTCTATGCGCTTCTGTATCTCTTCTCTCGCCCTCGTGTTGCCTTGCCCTGCCGCAACCCACATGCGCGTTCCTACCGCCTCCACAGAGGCCACGCGGCGGCTCCACCCACGCCCGAAGGCGTCCCAATGGCTCAGGGCCCGCAGAAAGCTCATACGCGCCGCACAGGCCTTCTCGATCGCCGTCACCGGCGCGCGGCGCGCGGCCTCGATCGTCTTGGGGCCGACCTTTCCATCCGCCCGGGCTCCTACGCCCTTTTGCAGCCACCGCGCGCCCCGGCGCGGCCCCGAGTTGACCCCGCCGTCAAAGGCGACGAGATCCAGCCCGTAGGGCAGGTGATCGGCCGCAACTTCATCCCAGAACCACTCGCGGTAGATCTCCTCAAGCTCGTGCTCTTCGATCCCGCGCACCGATCGACGCGGCAAGCCTTTCTGATCTCGATATCGATCATAGTTTCGTTGGATCACGCCGCGCATCGTGGCCCCGCCGGGATCCCGGGGATGGTTTGCCCATCCGCCCTCGTGCTTCAGAACCTCGTCGAGGCACCTCCGGAAGTTCGCTCGCGCCATTGGATACCCCCTAGCCTGTGATCCGGAATTGCAAGGGCCCGGCTACGGCCGGTTGCACGGCCGGGCATGCGTCCGGATAGGTGACGGAAATGTAGCCTCGGGCACGACCGGGAGACACGTTGTCGTCGACCGGGATCGTCGCCGTGTAGTTGATCCGGTAAAGGCGATCCGGGTTGACCGGTGCCGCGACGCCGCGCCCGTCAGGCGTCAGGAGCGAGCTATCCGTAAAGCGATGGTAGACGCCCGAGCCGTTGACGAAATACAGATCGACCTGAGGCACGCCGCAATCTCTCAGCTTGTACCCCGCTGCGCTTATCGTGACCTCGCCGCCGATCTCCCCGTCAGAGATTAACGTCTCGACCGGGTCGAACCGCCAAGAGGGCGCGGGGTTGATCAAGGAAGCCTCGGCGAGACGGCTCGTCGTCTGCTCTAGCGCCTCGACGACACCGTCGAGCCGGTCAAGGTGGCCCGCGACCTGCTCGATCTCCCGGCGCTGCTCTAGGGTCGCCGTCATAACGAGGCTCTCGGCCCATTCGGTCATCCGAGGCCCTATGGTCCACGTGATCGCCGACCACAGGACAACGGCTGCGGCTGCGATCGCCGTTATCGTCGTGGCCGCAGTCCGGATCCACCGCATTCCCATACCATCTGCGTCTATGCGCTGCTTCAGAGTCATGCCCTTTTTACTCCTGCGCGGCCAACTGGCGACGCTTCCCTAGTTCCTGCTCTTGTCGCTGTTCGGCGTCCCGCTGCAAGGCGTTGTATACCTGCTGGATCGTGAACCCCTGCGCCGTAACGAACTCGCGCAAGAGCTTATTGTTGAGGCTGATCGTTTCCAGCCTGTCGAAGTCGTCGGCAGTAAACCCCTTGCCCTCTAGGAATTGAACGAAGGGTTGCAGGAGATTACGCTCCTGTAGCGACCTGCGCAGGAAGCGAACCGGCACGCTCCGGTAACGAGCCGGATGCCCGCCGTCCCTCGGCTCGCCCGGGGAAATCGGCGCGCGCCGTCCTAGCTCGTTCTCAACCTCGAAAGGTTCCTCGTCGCCGCCCTCAAGGCGTTCCTTGACTATGACGTTCGTGCATACGCCCGCGTCGTCGAACGTGGCAACCGTGACCGGGCTAATCCATTCGTTTGTCGTGAAGTCGTAAATAGGCTTTCGCCCTCTTCGCATTTCAGGTGGTGGCGTCGTGATTATCTCTTGATAATCCGCCACACGTGGTGGCCGACCGGCAAAGATCATGCGCGAACCGGCGAGCGTGCCGATAGGTTTGTCCCGCCTCCGGTTGACGATCCAGATCGGTACGTCCGGTGCGATCCACTTTTTCGCCTTGAAGTCCCACCGCCCGTTTGGGTTTGGGTTCTCGATCGCTTCGGCTTCGGTCAAAAGGCGCAACCGATATGCATTTGTCCCATCGCCTCGCGCGGTTTTGAGGTCAGGAGCGGGCGTTCCTTTTTCCCACTTGACCGCGCCAAGGAAAAACCCTTCCTCGTCGACAATTACGCCGCGTTCATATTCGATTTGCATCGGCCCTCTCCCTTAGCCATTCTTTATGCACCAGATACGCACGACACCGTCTGCGCCTGATCCTGCCGCTGCGGCGGCACTTTCTTCAACGCCGCCGCCCCCGCCCCCGGGGAAATGGCCATCTTGCTCGCCGTCGTCGGCGGATATAGTTACCGCATTTCCTCCCGACCCTGCCATGTAAGAAGGCCCACCGCCGCCCATAGCGCTGGTGGTGGTGGCGTAGCCACCGCCGCCTCCGCCGCCGCCGAAAAAACTACAGCCGCCACTGTCTGCATCGCCTGTGCTCCCGGCACCACCGCCGCCTCCTCCGGTTAACTGGCTGTCTCCATATATGCCTTGTGGGTCGTTTATCTGGTCGCCGTAAATGCCAAAGATTTCTGAGTCTTCGTCTTTGTGGAATACGCCGTTTGGTGCAGATCTGCTCGAAGAGGGACCGCCCGCTGCCTTGAAGTAAAACTCGTCTAGGTTGGAGCCGATAACGGTATCCCCACCGGCCACCACGGCACCAGTCGATGAAGCGCCTGCGCCGACAGACCCGATCGACAAGGTCGAAGGTACCCGGTCAATTTCGAAACGGAAAATGAACCCCGCACCGCCCTTGCCGCCGTCCACCGGGGCGTTTCCGCCATTTCTCTCACCAGACGCGCCTCCACCTACGATTTGTATCAAAACCTCGTCGCCCGTTTCAGCATTGCTTGGCTTGTTCCATGTGCCTGACGTGGTGAACTCTTGAAAATCGTATGGCACGCCGAAGATCTTGGGTGCACCGCTTGCCCGCTGCGCGATCCCTTCCGGATTGTCCCGCAACGCGGTCATAAGCGCAGTCGTCACCGCCGCACCTGCGGCAACCTGCGCGTTGGTTATGTCTGTCCATGCGACTGCCATGCTCGCTCTCCTTTACGCTATGGTCGCCCCGGTCGTGCCATCCGGGTTCAGGCCATTGTTATCCGTTATGAACGCATTCCCCTCGGCGAACAATGCGGCCGTGTAGCTCCCGATCCCGTTCTCCGTGATCCGGTAGATCTGGCCGTCGAGAGTAACGTCTACACATACAAGCCTCTGAGCGTGCCCGGGTTCGATCTCCTCGGCCTCGACCACTAGCCACCGACGCAGGGCTCGATTGCCCCGGGCGTCGACGATAAAATCGTGCGAGATCGACACGAAGTCGCCAACCCAGATCTGCCGATCCTTGGCGTCGACCATAAACGACACGTAGAAGGGCACGTCTGCATAGCGCAGGGAGTATCGGCTCGCCGTCTGGTTTACCTGTGCCTCTGTCGTGAGCCACCGCGAGAACACTTCCCGGGTCTGCGGCAACCGGCCATAGCGATCGATTGCCTGCACCGTCGAATTGGAAACGACAAGCTGGTTTTTGTAATTCACCGGCTTCGACAGATCCCCGGCGAGATCTCGCGGGTTATAGTAGAAAGAAATCGTCGTGAGCCTTTCCTTGGGACGCTCAACGATTTCAAAAGTGTCCGAGATTATATCACGTTCCTGAGTAAATGCCGCATCTACCCCGTCGAGCGGCCGGATCGCCTGCATATCCACGATCTGCCGCCGTTCGTTCCACCAGATATAGAAAGAACATTGCTCGGCAATTTCCCCGATCAACTGATCGACCCCGGTCGGCTCTGAGATCAAGGTCGTGAGTTCGTAAGCATCGAGATATTCGTCGCGTTCGCTTGTGAACTTGGCGAGATCCACGATCTGAGCGGGCACGGCCGCGTCGTTTACGATCAGGTCTTCGAGAACCGTGTCGATCCGTGCGTTTGTGTACCTGCGGCACAACTGTACGCCCTCGTCGGCGTCATGATCCGCCGCCGTAGATCCATCCGTGCCCCGGGTCACGTTCGCGATCGTCGTCGTATCAGACCCGGCGTCATACGTTACCGGGCCCGTGTAGGTCATAAGCTCTTCATCGATCCGCAAGGTGCCCGAGGCCGGATAATTGCCGGTCTGGTCGCCGCTCAGGTCGAAGCTCGTATCCGCCGCGAGGATATCGGCCTCAAGCTTGCCCGGGGAAGGAGCGGGAACCTGTGTGCGGCGAAACTCTGTCAAGGACAGGTAATCCCGGCACCGCATCGATACGCTTTCCCGGGACCATTCGATCGCGTCCAGAACGTATAGTTGCTGTTGCATGTCGGCGAGGTTTTGGCCGTCGTACCCGTGGTATAGGCGCACGACTGCCCGGGTCTTGCCGAACTTGTTGCGGATCAGCCATTTCGCCCAGAACGTCGAGCGATCGAGCGGGTTGTAGTTCCGGTCGGAAAGATACGGATCGTAGGGGAAATCGGAGTGCGGCGCGTCCTTGAATTCGGCCCCCAGATACGCCCGACGGCCGAGCGGCTCGTATCTCTGATCGGCCCCGGTAACGTTGATCCGAGATCCGACCGGCTGCGCCCCACCGAGGAGCGGAAGAATGTAGAGCCCGGGATCCCCCGGCTTTGCCCGACGGCCGTCGTCGAAAAAGTAGCGCTGCCGGTAGCCATCCGGGTTCGTGTTAAGGTCGTCTTCGCCCCGGCCTTCGTAGAACCTGACCTCTACAACCGTTCCGTTGAACGTGCCACCGTCTTCGCCCGTGACGATATTCGACCCGCCGTCTTCGCCGATCGCACCGCCGTCCTCTCCGGCCCAGATGCCGCCTGCTACCTCTTCCTCTGGTTCGTTAGCCACGGGCCAGCGAATGATCGCGATGCCGTCGCCGCCGTCGCCTCCGGTAAAGGTGCCGTTGGACGCTGGCGCGCCCGATCCGCCGCCACCGCCCAATCCGTCGGTTCCTGCGTTGCCGGTGCTGCCCGGTGTCGCATCGTCTATGCCGTCTGCACCGCCACCTTGACCACCGGTGCCGCCCGCCGCAAGATCTGCGTCGTCAGATCCACCGCCGCCGCCGTAGAACGTGGCGGTGCCTGTGATCGAATTTGACACGCCGTCGCCGCCGTTCGGGCCACTTGCATTCGCACCTGCGCCGCCACCGCCGCCGCCCGAGTTACCGCTTTCGTCGCCGTTCGCACCATCGCCCGCCGTGCCGGTTGACGTGCCTCCTATGCCGCCGCTCTCGTTACCACCGCCGCCGCCGCCTCCGGTGCCGTTGCTTGCCGTGTTCGCGTTGCTATCTTCTAGCGCCCCGCCACCGCCGCCGCCTGCGCTTACGCCCGCAAAAGTTGATGATCCGCCGTCTGCCCCGGTTGCGTCTGTCGGCCCGCCGCCCGCGCCGCCTGCGCCAACCGTGATTGCGTTCGTCGTGCCGCTTATGCTTATCGCGGTGCCGCCCACATTCGAAACGACCTCGCCACCGCCGCCGCCGCCGCCTGCGACGGTTGTTCCCGTCACGCCGCCCGCGCCACCGCCGCCGCCGACAAGGGTATACTCAACCCCGGTGAGCGTCTCCCCGCCGCCGACCGAGATGTTCCCGCCAGACGTGCCAAACTCAACGATCCGGTAGATCGTGCCGCCTATATCGACCTCGGTGTCACTTGTCGCACCGGTGACAGAAACCAAGCTGCCGCCACCGGGAGGAGGTGGTGGCGTGAATGCGTCCTCTCCGATCTTGGTAAGCACAAGCTCTATCGTGTCGAACTCCCACAGGCGCACCGCGCCGTCAGTAAGGTCGATTTCCCCGATCAGGATGATCGAACGCCCGGCAAAGTTCGAGATTGGCGAGGTAATTTTACCCGTATTCGTCCCAGAGGCTACGGTGCCGTCACCTGCGCGAAACACGAGATCGGTTCCGGTTATCCCGAGATAAGCACCTTCGTCAGCCGAGCCGCCCTGTTCCCAGATCGTGCCGCTCGGGCTCGCCGGGAACCGCACCTCCGCGACCACCATTATGTCGGCCGTGCGATCGATATCTCCGCTCGCGATCGTGTCGCCGCTGGAAAGATCCAGATCCGGCGTAAAGTTCGACAACGGCTGCGACTGGAAGTTGTCGAAATCGTTGCACGTGTTCGACGTGTTGAAACACTTGCCAGATCCGGTCTGCGTCGCCTCGCAAGGTGCGGTCCCATGCGTGAGTGCACACTTGGGCGTGATGATTTCGAGAATTTGAACCGGCTCGCGGCCGATCGTGTTCTCGTCACTCATAGGAATATACCTCGACGCTCATAGAGAATGACCACAGATCGCGCGAACCCATGGACATGGGCGCGCTCGGCTGCGCTCTCATGATGTAAGAGGCGTCGTCGGTCAACTCGGGCCGCCATGCGATGAAACCGGGCTTGTCCTCTAGGCTCTGGATTACGCCGTTCTTGCCGTCGAGGTTAGCTCTGACCCATGAATAGGTCAGGTTCATCCATTGGTAATCCTCAAGCAAGATCGTTCGCTTGATCGACCGGCCGAGAAGCTCGCCGGATCGGCTCATGTTCGCGATGATCTCCGTGCTGCGGTTCATGCGGGCAGGGGTAAAGCCCGCATAGAACGGCCGCTCGAACGTTAGCGGATCTCCGACCCACAGGATCCCGATCTCGGGCAAGACGCCCCTGTCGACCGTCACGCGCCACCTGTCCGAGGTGATCTCGGAGAAAAAGAACATGATCGCGCTGTCGTTATCCGGCGAGACGGATCCGATCGAGGTCCATGTATCATCCCCGTTGCTGTCATGCTCGAACGTGACCCGGGCCCCGGCCATACCGAGCGTATGCGCGCCAATGGCGAAACATGTCCCGCCCTGAGCGAGGAACGTGTCGAGCCGCAGGGTCGCAGAGGAGAGGTGCGTGTATGCGCGCCGCACGAGGATCGTATTATCCGTCGACCCCGCGTAACTGACCGTCTCCGACCCGTTGGACAGTAGAAGCTCGATCACGCCGGTTCCCGCCGCCGCCGTAAACCTGATCGAGCACAAGAGCGATCCGTCTTCTTGTTCGATGATCTGCCCTACGGCCCCACCGGCTGCCGTGCCGACCGACTTGTCCCGCAAGTCGAAGAAACACGAGAACGTCGAGGTTCCGTCGTTTGCGCGCACCTGTATTTCGGGCACGGTTCGCCGCTCGACCTTGAACGCGACGATCCATTCGGCCGCCGTGAAGGTGAACGCCTGCGACAGATCGTGCTCGCCGGTGTCGGTCGTCTCTACGATCGTTTTCTCGTCGCTCTGGATCGTCACGTTGGTGGCCGTCCATGCCGCCGCGTCGAACGCCGTTTCGTCTACGGCTTGGTTCTCGAACGGAACCCACCGATCTACCGTCAAGCCGTTGTCGACTAGCTGGCCGTTGCCGGTGACGGCCTCGGCCGACGGCGTTATCGTCTTGATCTCGAACTTGTTGCCGACGTGCAGAAGGCGAGCGTGCTTTCCCTGCGCCCATGTATACCCGGCTTCGGTCGCAATAGTCATCTGCGCCCCCTGATCTCGATCAACTGTTGCCCGTCGGTGCCCGCTTCGTTGAGCGCCTCGGCGATCTGCACAACCTGCGCCCGGGAGAAGCCGCGATCGCCGATCAGGGTCAGGGATACCGCAGGGCCGACCCGGCCGCCACCGCCGCCGACCACCTCGCCTGCGTTCGCCGGTGCTGCGGCCGCTGCGGCCGCTGCGCCGCCACCGCCACCGCCACCGCCACCGCCGACCGACCGACGGCCGGATCCGCCCTTGCCGACCCCTTGGATCGCCGACACGGCTTGCATGGCCGAGCCGAGGAGCGAGATCGCCGCCGGAAGCTTGGCAAACCACGGAAGCGACGGATCCGCCATAACCTGCGAGAACGTGCGCCATGCGTTTATGAGGCTCTCGGCCGCGCCGAACACCTTCGATATCCGCATCATCTGCTCGTTACCGCTCGCGAAGGCGTTCGCCATATCTCCCATGAACTGCTCGGCCATTTGCAGGCCGTTGCCGTAGCGATAAACGTCCATGCCCGAAAGCGAGTTGTGGAACCGCTCGCGCTCGGCCTCCATGAGGCTGTGATACTCCTCTTGCGTGATAAGCTCCTTTTCGAGCGCCTCTTGCAGCATGGCGAGGCGTTCGTCGTGCGCCTCCTTCTCCGTCTGCATTTCGGCTTCTAGCTGCTCCTGCAAGGCCTCTAGGTCGCGCTCGAACACGTCTTCCGGCCGGGCCCGGCCGCCGCCGCCACCGCGCCGCCGCTCGTCGTCGTTATCTTCGCTGTAGTATTCCGGCGGCAGAAGCTCCTCGCCGCTGAACCCGGAAAGCGCCTCCGGATCCCCCCGGGTCATGCCCGGGATCCGAGCGGCGGCGTCTGCAGCTTCGTTCGCCCGATCGCGAACCAATGCCATGACCCGCTCGAACTCGGCCCCGGCGATCCCGGCTTGCAAAAGCGCCATCTGGATATCGGCGAGCGAGCCGTCGATATCGTCGGCGCTGATCCCGAGTTCGTTGAATAGCTCGGTTAGCTCCTGCGAGGCGGCGATCTGCGCGTCGATCCCCTCGGCGTCCTGTAGCTCTGTCAGGGCCGCGATAACCCGCTGCGCCTCCATCGCCGTGAGCCCTAGGCTTGCGGCGAAGTCCCGCGCCGAGGCACTGGCCGGGCCGCCGAGGCGCGCTTGCCGGATGAAGGCGTCGCCCACGTCGTCGATCGCGACGGCGAATTCGTTCACCTGTGAGACGGCTTGTTGGTATTGCAACTGTGCGAGATCGACCGCGAACCCGCGCACGGTTGCGGCCGCCTCGCCGTAGCGCTCGATTAGCTCGTCGATGCTCATATTGAGAATGTCGAGCGTACCTTGCAGGCTCTCCTGCGTTTCCTTAAGGGCGTCTAGGCTTTCCGAGAACCGGTCGGCTTCGTCGCCCGCGTCCGAGAAAGCATTCATGACAAGCGGCATGGCGACGGTCGCGAGCGTACCCACGACCGCGCCGACCGCGCCGAACGCGAGGCCGATATCCGCCGCCTGTATCGAAAGCGCCCGCATGACCCCGCCACCGGCGGCCGCCTGCTGTGCGACCTGCGATAGCTGGATCGGAAGCATACGCATGCCGGGCGACGAGGATAGCTTAGTCAGGGCCCCGCGTGCGCTTGCGGCGGCCCCAGACAAGCCCTGAGCGCCGCCGCGTGCCTGTGCCGCCCCCATGGCCCCGGAAGCGCTGCGAGCGGCCCCCTCGGCCTGCTCTGCGGCCGTGACGAAGCCGGAACTATCTCCGGTAATCCGAGCGTGTAAGGCGGCTAGACGTGTCACTCGGCGGCCTCCTGTGCCTTCTTGCCCTTCTTGGCCGCGTGGATCTTCCTAGCTCGGGCTTTCGCCTCCTCTAGGGCGTTCACCGGCACCGTGCGGCCTCCGACTTCTGTCCGACTTGTACGTCGGTGCTGGTCTGCCCGGGCGTCGAACTCAACCCAGAACTCCCAAGGCGACATGCGCCAGAACTCCGACGGTTGGATGCCCCATTGCCGGGCGACCCCGTAGAGACGCTCTACGCGGCCGCGCCAGCTTTGGAGCTTGGCCCGTTTCCCGCCGCTTCTCCGTCGCTGATATCATCGTCGGGCTCAACCTCGGGTTTCGACGGCTTCGGCTCGACGATCAAGGCGACGTAATCGGCGGCGATCAGCCGCGAGTGCACGAGGCCCTTGTCGAACACGATCTCTTGCACCTCCTTGAGGGTCATTTCGGACCCGGCGGCCTTCATGCCGATATGGAGGATCTGCGGAACGTTCCGCGTCGTAAACTCGAACTTGGGGCGGTACGGCATGCGCGCTTGCATCATGGCCGCTTCCAGCGCCGCCTCGCGGGCGATCGCCAGAGGATCCGCGATCTTGTCGGCGATCTCGACGCTCGCGGCAAAGGTCGCCGCGAGCGTGTATTGTTCGCCGTCGTGCTCGAATGTCATTTCCCGCATGAGTGCTCTCTCCTCGTTAGCAGGGTTTCAGGTTACACGGCCGAAGCCGTGTAGGTGATCGGGCCCGCCGACATGAGGGTCGCGGTAAACTCGACCGCTCCATCATGCTCGCCGTTGATCTCGAACGCCGAGACAAAAGCGTCGAACGCGATCGTTCCCGGTGTCGCGAGATCGCTCGGGAGATTGACCGTAGCACCGGTCAGGGTACGGGATCCGATGCCCGAAAGGATCTCGGCGATCAAGACCTCGTCCGAGGTGATCCCGGCGACGCTGATCTCGGCGCTGCGCACGCCGGGATCCGGCAGGAGCACACGCTCGCCGGTGTCGTCGTCGGTCGTCACGTCGACCGGTTCGGCCGAGATCGACAAACCCCTCGTGCGAATGCCGACAAGGGTTGTGCTGTCCCAATCGACCGTTAGTTCGCGCCCATTAAATCCAGCCATTTCAAGCCTCCTGTATGGTTAGCCGGAACCTTATCACGCCATGCCTTGTCTGACCATCTTGCTCGACGAACACGTCCGAGAACTCGAAAAGGCAATCGACGAAGTTGTAGCCTGCCGCAGATAGCGAGGCCCTGTGCAAGAGGCCGTAGATCTCGTCTAAGGCCTCGTCCACCTCTTTTCGCCCCTTGTAGCGGCTCCATGCGTGAACGGTCGCATCCACATAGGCCCCCCGGGTGCTGTCGTTATCGAACGGCGTCGCCTCGGCTTCGCCGATCGTGATATAGGGGAAGGCGTCGTCGGGTGCCCCCTCGGGCTCGAAAGGAACGTGATCGTAGACGGTCGACGAAGCGCCGGTGTTGAGCACCGAGTAGATGCGCCGTCTGGCAACTGAGCGGAAGTTCGTAGCCATTAGAGCTTGGTTCTCCGCTTGAAGATCCGTTCGAGAAGCTTCTGCCCCTCCTCGACGCCCTCGTTAAAGGCGCGCATGAGCCACGGGCGGCCACCGGCGGCCGGGCTCTTGAATTCGAGGTATTTGCCGTAGGCAAGATTTGTCCCGACGATCCCGACGGGCTTCGCCTTGTTCGTCGGCGGCTCGAACTCGATCGACGAGGCAAGGCGGCCGGTGTCGCTCGCCGGATATTCGCCCGGGGCGGATGCTTGGTGCGTGCGGCGCGGGTTGTATTTCTGGTAGACGCGGCCGCTCGCCGGGCCCCGCTGGATCCCGCGCACGGCTCGCCTGTGCACGTCGAGGGTCAGTTCCGTGACAAGCTCGTGCACCACGTCGTCGCCTTGCTCGGCGAGCTTCTGAAACTGCGCGAGGAGCTTCTTATCTCCGGTGATCTGGATACGTGGCGCGACCATTAGCTCGCCTTGTTCTCGACTGCGACGATCTCAAGATAGCGGTTCTCGTCGTCGATATCGACCACGCTCTCGATCCCGTAGGTGCGGCCGTTATACACGACCCGATCCTCGGCGGAATAGTATGGCGCACCGCTGCCGTTGCCCCGGAACCGGATCACGAACCGGTAACGGTTGCCGGGCGTGACCCGCTCGGCGAACCATCGCTCGGATCCGCCCACCGGCTTGACCATGGCCCAGACGCCCCCGGCCGGATCTGCGGCCCATGCGTCCGTAAACCCGCCCTCGCCGTCGGCTGCGGGCGTGTTGCGCTCGATCGTGATCTTCGACGAAAGCTTGCCCGCCGTTATGTCGCAACACCTCATGGGATCACGAAGTCCTCTGCTGTTACGCCGTTGAGATCCACGTCGTCGATCCCGAGGGTCAAGACACCGTCCCACGACACCGCGCACGGCGAAGTAGAGTTCGCCACCTTGGCGAAAAACACGATATCGGTTAGCTCGATGAAAGGACCGATCGGCGCCGGCAGAAGGAACTCCGTCGCCTCGGCGATATCCTGCTTTTCGAAGAAGGTCAGAAACGACCGATTTAGCCCGTTGACCTGTGTCGCCTCGCCCCGGGCCATGCCGATGACGTCGAGACGACCGTCGGGCGGCGACGACACGCCTATGTCGAGGATCGACAGGCTGTACCCCACTGGCACCGTGTAGGCGGCAATCTGTGAGCGCCCCCGGTTCGCCCCTACGGTCGCCCAGACGTTGCCGCCTGCGTCTTCGATCGTGATATCTCCCGCATTCGCCGTCGGCCCCGGGCCGGTCCCGTAGGTTCCGACAGAAAGGACAATCACTTCCTGCACGCGCCAGAACTCTGTTTCGGTCAGAGAACTGGCCGAGGCTCCTGCCGTAGCGACGACCTCGGCCGCCCTGCGGCCGGTTGCGTCGAGGCCGGAAATGAGAACCTGCCGGGCCCCCGGGCCGTCTGCGGCGTCGTCGGCGTTGCCGCCTGCCGCAATCCTGAGCGCCTGCGCGTTCGCTGGTTCGGGAAGTTGCAGGACGCCGCCGGGCGTGATGGGCTCGAAAGTGATCCCGACTTGGTTGTTACGGCCGAAAATATTGATCGAGGTATTGCCTCGAACCTTGTTGCGCGTGATCTGTAGTCCCGGGGCGAGCGGGTAGGCCATGGGTCACACCTCAACGTCGCGGTAGCGGTCAAGGACGTTCTTGGCACCGGATGCCGTGTAGGCGTCCTCGGGCGTGCAGCCGTCGCCCCGATGCTCATACATGTACGCCGCCATCTGGCGCACCGCGCGCTTGAGCGGCGCGGGAACGGCCGTCGCGGCGTCACCGTAGCCCGAGACGTAGGTGATCTCGATCGCGTTATTGGCTTGCAGGGCGATCGGCCATACCGCGCCGCGCTTGATCGTCAGGCGGCCGCGCAGGCTTTGCGTGTCAACGTCGAACACGTCGGCGACCGTGACGGCCGTCGCGTTGCCGTCCTCGTCGTAGACGTTGATCCCGTCGATCGATTGGAGCGGGTAGCGCGGAAGCCTGACGGAAGCGTAGTTCTGCCGGGTGCCGCCGTAGAGAACGTCTACGTGCGCCTCGCGCACGCCGTCCCACCAATCCTCGCGCGCCGCAGGCCACCGATCGAGGGTCAACTGCCACGTCTGTGTGATGAACGCGACACCGGTCATATCCTCGATCTCCTGCCGCGCCTCGGCGATCAGGTCCGTAAGGTAGGTGTCCTCGTCAGTCCCGGTGATCCTTAGGTGCGTCTTGAGTTCGTCGAGGGTAATAGGCTCGGCCCCCGGAGCGCTTTGCAGCCGGTTGCCCCTGTAGTCGTGGATCTGCCGTGCGCGCCTGAGGGCCATTGCCTGTATGTCCTTGCTTTACTCGCCGTCGGGATCGAACCCGTCGGCCTTGTTCTCGGGTGCGGCCTTGAGCGCCTTCTTGGCCGGGGCTTTCTTGCCCTTCTTGGCCCTCGGCGTAACATCAACCGCCATGCCCTTGGCGATCAGGTCGTCGGCCAGACTGCCGGAAACCGTCTCGCCGACCCGGTACTTGCCGTAGCGAACGGAAAGTCTGGCTTGAGTGCGTGCTGCCATGTGCTCTCTCCTTGGCTGAGAATGACCGGGGCGAGCGAAGGGAGTGAAAAACGATCGCCCCGGTCAAGCATCCCACGAGGGACGGGGATTAGGTGCCGGTGTAAGTCGGCTGTGTGCCGCTCTCGTCGGTCGGCGCGCGGTGCGCGTGACCGGCGACGACCATGGCCGAGGCGGCAATGTTCGTCTCGGTGCCGATATCGAGCACGGCCCGCACGTAGCGCGCCTCGCCGATGTATCCGAACTGATAGTCGTTGTTCGCGGCGAGGGTCGGCTCGGACCCGAGGATATCGGCGTCGGCAACGTCGGTCCACGCGGTGCCGTCGTCGCTCTCCTCAAGGGTCACGGTGCCGTCGCCGCCCGTGCCGGTGATTGCACCGATCGAGACGACGATCACGGCGCTGTCATAGCCCCGGAGATCGACGGTTTCGCCGTCAACGCCGCCGGTTGCCACTTGCGGGCGGATGCTTTCGAACGCCGCCACGTTAGAGTTGAGATCGCGATACATGGGTGAAACCTCCTATTTCATCGCGTTTCGTGGAGGGCGGCCGGGCGTGTGCCCGGCCTCCCATGTTAGGACGAGAACTCGATAAGCTTGAGCGCTTCGAAGTTCACCACGTCGCCGCCGGTGCGCTTCGTCGAGTAGAACTCGACATAAGGCTTATTCGAGTACGGGTCGCGCAGGACGCGCACGCCGATACGGTCGACGATCTGGTAGGCCTCGCGCATGTCGCCGACGGCGATCGAAAGCGAGCCCGTGGAAAGATCCGCCATGTCCTCGAACGAGGCCGTCGGATAGCCGAGGAGCGAGGCAGGCTGGCCCGCCGCGATCCCGGGAACCCACAGGTAGGCCCCGTCGCTGTCCTTGAGTTGGCGAACCTCGGCGGCCACCTTGCGGTTCATGAACCACGCGGCATTCGCCCGGTACTGAGCCTTGAGGCCGTAGAGGGCGTCGATCAGAACGTCACCGCCGTTCGGTGCCGCGACAAACGCGCCGTTTGCGCCGCTCGTGAAGCGCTCGATCGCGCCGATCTCGAACACGTCAGCCGATGCACGATCGGGGTACGTGGTGAAGCCACGCGGCCGGTCGACACCGTTGCCGGTCACGAAGGCGGTATTTTCGGCCCGGGCGAACCGATCCGTTACCTTCGATTGCAGCCATGCCTCCATGTTTATCGCAGCATCGTCGAGGAGCTTCTGCGTTGCAGCCGGTTTCGCGTACATTTCGTGAACCGGAATGCGCCACTTTTCGAGCTTCGGCGTGGTCGTCTCCGACCGTGCGCCTTCCTCGCCGACCCAACCGAACGCGGCCTCGTCGCTGTCGTGCAGGCCTTCCAGCGCGTCCGTGCCGATCGTCTGGATCGCCGCGAACTGCCGCATGGGCGAGGTTTCGAAGATCCGCGACACGATCCGGCCGCCGGTGTCGGCGTCGACGACGTAGCCGCCGTCGGGATCCGAGCCCACGCTCAGAGCCTTAAGATCTTCGGGCGACATGCTGCGCTCGTCGCCGTTGTGGCGCATGTAGCTGTCGAATGCCGCCTTGTAGTTCGCGACCGCTTCCTGAGCGTTATCGTCGAAGTCGTCACGGGTCACGCGGCGGCCCTTGAGGCCCTGTTGCGCAGCCCACCACTTGAACGCCTTCTCTTCGCGCTCTTCGGCCGTCGCGCCTTCGTCGGCGTTCTTGCCATAAAGAGCCTGTCGCTTGAGGCGTGCGGCGAACTCGTCGTTTTTCCGCTGCGCCTCTTCGATCGAGGCGTTGATCTTGTCGAGTTCGTCCTTGCGGACAACGTCGTCAAGGCCCTTGCTCTCAAGCTCCTTGAGCCGTTCGTCGTTCTTCTGCTTGAACTCTTCGAACGCGCGGTTGCCGTCTTCGACGGCCTTGGTCACGTCGTCGAGCGTGAAGTCCTTAGGAGGCATAGGAAATGTCCTTTCTCGCCTGTAGGGTTTCCATGAGACGGGCGAGCCCGTCCCGGTTCACCACGTCGTCGCCGTCAGCCTCGCGCCGTCCGTCGATCCGTGCTTTTGCCTCCTCGTAGCCGTGCAGGGCCACGAGCTTGGCGAATTCGTTGGGCACTCCCCCTTCGCGGAGTAAGCGCTCAACGTCTCGGACGCTCTCGACCCGCTTCACGGCGGTAACGCGAGCCTCCTCGTTCATGGGGAAGGTCACGAGCGATACCTCCCAGAGATCAACCTCCTTGAGGCGGCGCGTGCCGCTCTGGTCGGCGTCGAACTCGGCTTCCCGGGTCATGTACCCGATCGACATGCTGTCGATCGCGCCTGCCCGCATGAGTTCGTAAGTGTCCCGGCCGAGGGTCGTCTCCTTGACGCACCGGCCTTTGACGTAGAGGCCTTTCTCGTCCTGCCGAAACTCGTCCCAGACGCCGACAACCTTGTCGGGGTTATGGTTCCAGAGCATTTTCGGCTTGGTGCCCTTGGCTTTGTGCTGTGCGAGCGAGCGCTCGAATGCGCCCATCTCGACCACGTCGCCACCTCGATCGAGGTCCATCGTCGAAGCGTAACCTTCGAACCCGCCGTCGCCGGTCGTCTCCTTGACTTCAAGCGCTAGGGTCTTGTGTTGAAGCGTCATGACCCGGGTATCCTCGCTCGCTAAGTATATGGTTTCTATCGCCAGATTGCGCAACATTTAGCCCGAAAGGGCAGGTTTTGTCTACGTCGGATCGATAAAGAGGGCGAGCGCCTCGTCGATATAGGGCTCGATCGCCTCAAGATCCCCGCCCTTGTAGGCGGCGACGAGTTCTTCCCTGCGTTCCGGGTGCGCCACGATCTCGCGGATCAGGGCGGCCGCGTCATACTCGGGCCCGAGTTCGTTCTTGCGGTCTCGCGGTGCAGGCTTCGGCGGCGGCATGAGGATGTAACTCGATTGCCCGGCGGCTCGATCGTAGCGCCGGAATACTGCCAGTAGCTCAGGATGAATTCGCCAATACTGATCCGGCGGCCCGCTCATGTAGAGCGAGAAGCTCTCGGCGACGAGTTCGTATTCGTTCGAATTCGCGTAGTCGCTGAGAAGGTAGCCCCAACCCGACCCCGGGTGCCCGATCTGGCGCAGAACGGCGTTGATATCCTCGGACATTTGCGGATTGGCCGTGTTCGTCAGATGCACGACGTGCCCATACTCGTGATAGATGATTTTGCGCCGGTGCAGATCCGGCTCGTCTGGCGCGTTGAGCGTGAAGTCGAACCGCACGCCCTCTTGAATTGCCCGTTGCCCCCGGGCCCGCACCTCGTCGTCGATAAAGGTGCTCTGTTCGATCACGGCTTGCCGCTTCCGCAGGTACTTGCCGTCGCGCCGCCATTCCTCGGCGTATCGCTGCTGTGTCTCGTAGCGCTTGCGCTGGCCGAACGAGGTCGGCATGTGCCAGATGCCCCGGCGGCCTTGCTCGTCCCTAAACGTCGGATAGATCGCCGCGTTGGCTTTTATACGCCGTGCCCGGCTGGTGAACCGCGAAGCCGGGCCGACCGCCATCACCGGATCTAGACCGAAGCGCTCGTGCACCTCCAACATATAGCGCATGAGCGGGGCGATCTCCTTGGCCGTCACGCCCTTGAGATCCGCCCGGGCGGCGATCCCGTTGTCGATCAGGAAGTCGGCGATCGCCTGAGGGCTCGCCTTCGGATCCTCGATCGTCTCATAGCGAAACCGGTCGCGCGGCCGGGCAGGAGGCGGCGGCGGCGTGTCCTCGGTCTCGTCCTCGACCGTCACGTAAACCTGCGCGCACCGGCAATTGATCACGTTCGCGGCCGAGCCTGCCGGGTCGCCGGGGTACATGAGTTGCTCGGTCGTGCCGAACCGGGTCGGAACCTCGAAAGGATCATCCATAGGCACGCGCACGCCGTCCATGGTCCTGTGAGAGAACAGATCGACCTCACCGTCGCCCTCGCCGAAATCGCGCGTTCTGTGATCCTCGACGGCGACCCATTCCTTATTGAGCGGGATCGTCGAGCGCTTGGCCGATTGCAGGCTCGCGAACATGCTCGCCGAATGCGTTTCGGTGCGCGAGATTATGTGCGCCCGGGTCTCGGACAGGATCGGGGCAGTCTGCATAAGCTCGCCGCCGATCTCGTCAAGGCTCAGGCCGTCCTTGAGGCCCCGTTCGATGATCCGCACGATCTGCCGCCGGGTCGCTTCGCTGATCTGCGCGATCCGCTGGCCGCCGTGGCGGCTCATGTACTCCTCGTAGAGCCGCTCGTAGAAGCCGTCTTCGTCGGCCTTGGTTTCGAGCCAAGAGAACCCGCTCTTGAACCGGTCGACCATCGATGCGGCCGTCTCGCGCGTTATCTCGCGGTAGATCGAGGCCATGGTGCGTTGCAGGGCCGGGAAGAACGTGTCGGGCGGATCCGGTCGGCCGCCCGTCGGGATCCCGGCTGCGACGCGCACCATGGCTTCCGTCAGCACGTCCTGCAACTCGCCGACGTGTCGGTCGGCGATCTTGTCTTGCAGTTCGTTGACCGCCTGCGCCTCGGCGTCACGATCCATAGGCGAGCCTCGACAGTAGCGCCTTGCCCTCTTCCGTGTTTACCCCGGCCTCGGCGCGATCGGGACTGATCAGCCGGTTGCCGTTCTCGCCCGGGGCGACCTCCTCGATCGGCGGATACCCCTTGGCTTCCCTGCGTTCGTTGATCGTCAGTTCGCGGCTCTTGTCGATCATCGCCCACTTGTCCTCGCGCTTCTCGGCGATCGCCGGAATGCTGTCGAGGTTCGGCATGAGGTACGCGCCACCGAACGGCTCCTCGAACCACGGATTGAAGGATCCGAGGATATGGCTCAGGAGCGGGATAACCGTGTCCTCGTAGAAGGCGAGCCGCGCCTCCTTGTAATTCGAGTACGTGTTATCGCCCGGGATCCCGAGCAACTGCGGCGGCACGCCGAAGGCAAGCGCCACGTCGCGAGCGCTTGAGAACTTGGTATCGAGGATCGCCATATCGCTCGGGCTCAGGGCCATCTGTTTCCAGTCGAGCCCGTTTTCGAGGAGCATGGGCCGTCCCGCGTTCGAGGATCCGCTGTATTGCTCCTCGATCTGGGCTTGCAGCCGGGCGATCTGCTCGTCGCCGAGGTTCTGGCCCTCCTTGAGCACGAGCGCGCCGCTCGGCCGGGCCGAGTTTTGCAGGAGCGCCTGCATCCATTTCATCGCCTCGTTGTTCTGGTCGACGGCGAACGCCCCGGCCTCGATCGGGCTCATGCCGTAGAAGTCGTCGAGCGGATGGAACATTTTCAGGTGCAGGATTGGCCCCTTGCCGGTGATCGGATCCACCTCCCATACAACCCGCTGCGAGTTGTGCTTGTACTCGAACCGATCGACGAGGCCCTCGGCGTTCGGGATCACGCGCATTCGGTCGGATCTCAGGGCGTAAAGTTCCTGAGGCCGCGCTCGCGTGCCCTCGGCCGCCTCGACGTAGCCGTTGCCCGAGAGGAGGAGATAGCCGATCAGGGACCGGATGAACTCGCCGCCGGATTGCTGCGGGTTCGGCTTGTTCCACAAGACCTTGAGCGGATGATTGGGATCCTCGATAGGGCTGTCGCCTTGCCAGAACTCCCACTCGATCGACGAGACGGCGTCTGCCACGCGGTTAACCGCCTGATAGGCGACGACGTTGTAGACGTAGCCTTCCCGGGCGAGCTTGGCATAGTCGCGCGGCGTCCATTTCGGTTGTCCCGGGTTGGTGACGAGGAGGCGGCTTGTTTCGCTCGACTTTCGGCGCAGGAAGTCCCAAAAGGCCATGGGTCAGAGGCTCCTTATGTTCGGAAGGCCGGTGGCCTTGATCAGGGGCGACGCGGCATAACGCCCGGCGTCGATCCAATGGTTATCCTTGTCCTCGATCTGCGGTAGCACGTCGCCCGCCTTGTTCACCTTGTACGAGTAGCGCTTGCATTCCTTCAAGAAAGGCGCGGCGTGATCCGGGTGTACGACGATCTCGTTAAAGGCCCGATACCACGCAATGCCGTCCTCGACCGACCCCGGCCATTTTGGCGCGGCACTATAACGACCCGAGCCGTGTTTGTTGAGATACGAAATACTCTCGGGCCGCGCGTTGTCGCAGCGAACGGCGTATCGATCCCATTCGGGCACACGTTCGAGGATGAATTGTTCGGTGTCGTCGAGGTCAAGCTGCACGGTCCCGACGGCGTAGTGGATGTATAGCGACTTGCCGAACGTGTAGAGCCGGATCGCCGCCGTCGGATCGTTCGCGAAGCCGAAGTCGAGGCCCTGATAAGGCCCGTCCCAATGCGGCTTTGGCTCGAACCGCTCCGCTCGATACAGGCCTTTCAGGACGTTCGCGTCCGAGATCGTGCGATAGTCGCCGCCCCAGACCCAAGCGGCCTTTTCCGGATCCCGGCGGAATAGCTCGTCGCGCTCGGCCTTGAGCACGGCCGGTAGCCAAGGGTTCGTTTCCGAAGAGCATTCGATAAGGATCACGTCGTCGCGGATAGCGTTCGGCCCCCGGAACATGGCGTCGACCGGGTCGTCGGGAAACTCCGGGTTCCATGTGAATATTAGCTCGGATCCTTCCTTCCGGATCGTCGGTATCAGGAGATCGAGCGCGTACTGCGACGCCGTGTGCGCCTCCTCCCACCACGCCAGACCGTAGCCTTGCAGCGACTTGATGTTCGCGGCGTTGAACTGTTGCATGCCCTTGAACTCGATCCGGCCGCCGCTGGCCGGATGCTCGATATGGCTGCGCAGGATCCGGAACTCGCCGCGCAGGCCGTGCGCGTCGATCCGCTCCTCGATCAGGGCTTTCGACGATTGGTCGAGCGAGATCTGCACCTCGCGAACGCACAGGCATTTCACGCCCTGCATCGCCTTCGCGACGGTATAGTCGGCCGCAAAGTAAGACTTGGTCCCACCACGGCCGCCATACAGGGCTTTGTACCGGGCAGGAGCGAGCGCAGGAGCGACGACCCGGGCGACCTCGATCTCGATCGACGGGCCGCCGTTGTGTCCAATGCCCGGCGGATCCGTAGGGACAAGATCGCTTGTCTCTACGAGATCGCCGAAAGGATCGAACCCGCTATCCTCCACTCTGCGGCTCCCCGGCCGGATCAACGATCTTCCACTCGACCTTCGCCACGCGGCCGCTTTCCCCGATCGTGCCGACCTCCTGCCGGTCGGCGTAGTCGTGCGGGAACCGGGCGGCCATGCTCTTGTGCCAGACGGTCGCGCCTATACGCTGGTTCGCCGTGCCGTCCATGGCGCGGCCCTCCCACCATGCCTGAGATAGCGTCTGCGCGCGATCCAGCACCTCGGCGAGGCGCGGGTGCTCCTTGGCCCACAGGTTGAGCCGGTCCCGGCTGATCCCGATGCACGCCGCGATCTGGGCGTAGGAGTACCCATGGGCCCCGCACTCTAGGACGAGGTGATCTATTTCGTCGGCTCGCGCCAGATATGTCTGCGGCTTAGGCATGTGCCGCAAGATATTGGCAAATCAACAATCTGGCAACGGCAACTGCCGGTCTTCATGATCCTCGGCGAGATCGACGATCCGCACCGCGAGATTGAGGCTATGGTCGATCGCATCATCTTCGTCGGACCAATCGGCCGGGGTAGTGATCCCTGCGCCGTTTAACGCGATGACCGCGCCCCGGTCTGCCGCGAAGATTTGCCCTGCGATCTGGGCTATCAGTTTCGATCTTTCGTTCATGGTCATTTTCCTTCTAGCGATCCATCTGGGGCGAGGGTTTTACCCCTGTGTTACCCGTTACCCCTTTTTCAGAAGTTATCCCATGGGGAGACATTCTGGGGCATTTTAGCCTGTTCATACGCTTTTTCCCTCTTGTACTATAATTTGTCATTTAAGGGGTAACATAGGGTAACAGGAGACAAACCGTTGATCACTCTATCTTTTTCTCATTACCCCTTTGAGCCTCTATTACCCCTTCAACGGGTAACGATTGAGCTTGGCTCAGTTTTTCGCCTCCTTGGCGTAAAGCTTCGGCGACAAGATCATACGAAAGGGGAACAGCATCGGCGCGAACCCAGACCCGGTGATGAATGACCGTCGATCCATCCCTTACGGAAACCCGATCCCACGGCTTGACGAACCCGGCCGCCCTCAGGGTCGCGGAAAGCGCCTTGTCGCTCATGCGCCACCCCGGCGACAATCCGAACCCCTCGGATCCGATCGCCGTCTTGAGGTGCTTCGTCGAGATCCAGCGCTTGTCGCTCACGTAGTCCATCACGTCGAGGCCGCCCTCTGGCAGGCTCTCCGCGACGATCTGGTCAATGTGCTTGCTCGGCGGCGCGACCCCACCTTCCCTGACCCGGGTAATACGCCGCCGCATCAGGTGCCCGACGAACTGCTCGGATCCGCCCGCCTTGAGCCACGCATAGAGCCGTTCGAAATGCTCCGGCTCGGGCTTCACCGTCGTGACCATGGGGAAGAAACGATCCTTGTTCTCGCGCTCGATATAGAGGGCGTCCATGTGGTTCGTCAGGAATATGAGGTTGAGCACGTTCGGAACCTGCACCGTGTCGCGTTGCATCTTGCGCATGGGCAGGGTCTCGGGCGGCGCGGCGATCATGGTCTTGAGCTTTTCCATGGCGTTCGCCTTGTGCATCCGGCCGGTCACGTTCTCCTGCATCACCAAGAGGAGCGCGCGCTCGATCCATCCGTTGTGCTCCTTTTCCAAGGCGTCTAGGCCCATGTTCGGCACCGCGTGCCGCCCGATCGCCCGCACCACGGGCGTGATGATCGTATCCTTGCCGCACCGGGGCGGCCCGATCAGGACCGGCGACCAATTCGCCTTGCGCCCGGGAAATTGCAGGTTGAACGCGAGCCAGTCGAAAAGGATCTCCGTATCCTCGACGCCGAATAGCTTCTGGGCATGCTCGCGCATTGGCCCGATATCCCCGGCCGGATACTCGCCGTATGGCTCCCACAGGTTGAGCACGTTCCCGACGATCTCGGGCTCCCCGGGGCGGAATTCGAGCGACCGGTAGGCCTTTGCGTTGTGCCGCATGTAGGTCACGACCTTGTCGGCCCCCATGGGCGTCGGCCCGCTCTTGCCCTTCTCCGTGAAGGCCCGGGCGATCGTGTTCACAAGCCCGGCGTTGCCGCGATCGAGTAGCTCGCGCTGCAACCGGTCATAGAACTGGCCGCCGACCAATACGAACCGTTCTAGGGCTTCCTTGCGGGTCGTGACGATCTCCGCGATCGGCTCGCTCTCGTCTACCTCGGGCACGGGATCCCACTCGAACCCGGCCTCGCGTGCGTAATGGATCCACGACCCTAGCCCGGTGCCGCCCTTGCTTTCGCGCGCCCAGACCTCGGCGAACTTCTCCTCGTCGTGCTCGCCCCCTGTCCAGCTTTCAGACCAAGCGCGCATGGCGTCCTCGACCTCGTCGAGCCGGTCAGGATCCACGACCTCGAAATACTCTTTCGCCGCGCGGATCATGCCGATCCATTCGCCGACCTCTGAGAACCGATCATCGTTCACGACCAAGGGCACGATCTCGCCGACGAACCGGTCGACCTCGACGCGGCCGTGTTCGAGTACCTCCTCGACGACCCCGTCGCTGCGCTTGCGGTCCTCCCCTTTGGTTCCGGCGGCCCCGTGCCGCTCGATCACGAGATCGAGGAGATCCCAATCGCGCTCGCCCCCGTCGCGGATCGTGTCGAAGGTCAACGCGCAGGCCGCGCCCTTGCCAGACACGAACAACCCCACGTCGTTCTTTTCCCCGGCGTGCAGCGTGTCGTCGCCCCAACCGCGCGGCATGAACACGCGCAGGCCGGATCCGCTCGACGAGATCTCGACATAGGCCGGGCTCGCCTCGACCATCGGGGCAAGCTCGAAATCGAGGATCACGCCGTCGGCGACCACGTTGTCGAAGTCGAGCGCCACGAGCGCGCTCCCCTCGCGCGGGAAGTACCCCACGCAATACCCCTCGACCTCGATCGACGGCCCGGGCTTCCTGCCCTCCTCGATCGCCTTCTCGCGACGTTCCTCGGCCCGCCGGTTGATCCCGTCGAGCCCGCCGTCCCATTCGCGGAACTCGCGCATGCGCGAGATCGCCTTGTCGTAGGTGAAGCTCGCCGCCTTGTCCCGGTTGACCCAGATATAAGGCCGGTCGCGCGCAACCGGCCTCTTGGGTCTTTTCCCGTTTTCATCGGCCTTGCCGATCGCGAATATGAGCCAATTCTTCTCGTGCCGTGCATCCTCGAAAACACTAGGCAGGGCTTGCGGAACCGAGATATTGGGTTTACTCATAAGGGCACCTCATCTTGTTGTGTGGATCGTCGGGTTCTGCATCACCGGGACAGTGAGGCAGGTCGAGGCCCCGGGTTCCTTCGCCCGGGGTCTCTCACTTTTAAGGGCCATGATCACTCGCGCAAGGGGTAGGGCTCGAACCTGTCGGGCAGTCCATGCCCGAGCGGAAACTCGCCCCGCTCTTGCCGTCTCTTGGCGTGCCAGAGGATCGCCTGAGCGGCGCAGGGCGGCACCTTGCGCGCCTCCGGATGCCTGCGCCACCATCGCAGGAATGCGCGCTCTGCGGCCTCGTACCGCGTCCGATCGCCGCCGCCCCTCTGTGCCTTATCCGACAGAAGAGCCTCGCGCATCGTGAGCGGCCGCCCTGACATGATCCCGATCATGTGCCCGTCGATCGTCACGCGATCGCTCGTGTCCGGAAACAGGAGGTTGTGACGAAACGCCGTGATCTTCGGCCCGCTGCACACGTCCGAGAAATCGACCGAGCCTCTCAGGATCCTGAGCGCGGCCTCCTTACCCCTGTTATAGGTCGTGACCGATATGTCAGAGGCCGACAGGCCGTGCCGCACCGCCTCCATGCACGTGACGAGCGACCGGAAATTGCCCTCGATCTTCGTCACCGGCGAAAGGGCCGCGAAGGCCCCGCAGGCGGCCGACAAGGGCTTCCCGTAATCGATCGCAATTACGAGGATCCGCTGCCGGTACTCCCGGTATAGTTGGGATCCGATCTCTATATCCTCGGCCGTTGCGTTTTGCCATGCGGTCGACAGGTTCCGCCCGACCGTCATTCTGACGCTACCTTATCCCACGGCCCCGGCAGTATGTCCTCGATCCGAACGGCCCGCGACCTCCGTTGCCGCCCAAGATGAAGCTTGTTTTTCAAGGTCACGGCTCGCACGTTCACGCTGTCGAGCCAGAGGGTGCTCGGCTCCATGACGACGGCTCGTGTTCTACGGCCCTTCTCTTCATCCCATCGGTTCTGATAATATTCGATAATCGTTTCACCGAACACGATCCCCATCGCTTCGGCGCGCGCCGCGTTGTATCGATGGAACCTGTTCCCGCGTTCTCGCTTTGCATCCCCAAGCGCTTGCTCGGCTTCCTGTTTCGCTGCGGCGGCCTTCTCGGCCGCCGCTCTCAGTCCGGATAGATCTTTCATCAGTAGACAAGCTCTTCTTTGGGTCGGGTTGCGGCCACGTAAAGCGACCGGTTCGAGAACTGCGCAAGCTCCTGCGCAGCGATGAAGGTCCGACGGTAGCTCGACCCCTGCGACTTGTGCGAGGTGATCGCGAACGGGTGCGCAAAATCGAGAACCGTCCGATCCTTCAATTCGAAGAAGGAGGCCCACGCGGCCTTGCGGCGTGCATTCAGGCCGTCGTCGCGGCGGTTCTCTTTCCACTCGGCTTGAAGCCGCACGGCGGCCTCGCGACGCGCCTCAAGCTCCCGGCGGAACGGATGCCTAGGGTTCGCCATGTCGGCCCCGCTCAGGTACTCCGTGTAGACCACGCGGCCCGCGAGGTTGCGCACCTTGACCAATTGGCCCCACTCGCCTTCTCCGTCGATCGAGAGAACCTCTAGTTGATCTTGGTTCGCCACGATCATTCCCGAGCGGTTGTGCAAAGCGCTCTGCGCGATCACGACCTCGCCCGGGGCGAACTCCGTCGCGCCGTGGCCATATACCTTCTGTGCGGCCGCCTCCTGCACGCGGTCGACCGTCGCGTTACGGTAGGCGACGAACACGTCGCGCTCCTCTTCGTTGGCCGACGGCACGCCGACCTCTTCGATGAACTGCGACACGGCCCGCGCGCTCTTCGTCAGGCCCGCGCCGCTCATGCCGTCCCAATCCTCGCCGTCAAGGATCGCCCGGCCAAAATGCGGGATCGCGCTGTCGCCCGACTGCCGCATGATCTGGGTCAGTTCCCGGCGGTTCGCGATCTTGTCCCACTTGATTTCCTGCGCCTTGACCGGCGGCAACTGGTTCGGGTCGCCGAGGATCAGAACCTTGACGCCGTGCGTGCGGCACTCCTGCGCCAGTTCCTTGAGGTGCTGCCACGAAAGCATCGACACTTCGTCGATCACGATCCAGCGCGGCTTGAGCTTGGCGATCAGGCCCTTGCCGACCCGACCGAAAGAAACGTTGTCGGCCGTCTGGTCGTCGTCGATCACCGGCCGCAGGCCGAGCGCCTGTTGCGTCGTGGTCAGGATCAGCGACCCAACCCGGTGATGAAAGGCGTCGTAGCCGATCTCGTAATCGTTGAGCCCGTTCTCGCTCAGGAAACGGCCGGCGATCCGGACGGCTTTCCACGTCGGCGCGAGCCAGAGCATTTCGTCGAGCGAGAATGCGTCGGACGGCCGGATCACGTCGAGCATGCGCCCGCTCGTGAAGCTCTTACCGGTTCCCGCTGCGCCGAACATGGCGAAAAGGGTTGCGTTCGGATCCTGCGCGAACTCTACGAAGTCGTCGAAAGCGCGCTGTTGACCGGGGTTCAGTGTCATGTCTCTAGCTCCTCAAATCTAGCCTTGCCGTCGTCGGCGTATTCCGTATATCGTAACCTCTGCCACAACGTCAACACAGGAGACCCGGCAAGATGAAAATCACGATCGAAATCGACACCGACAAGGGCGAGCACCAGACCCCCGAGGCGATCTCGCTCCTCGGCGGATCCGTCCTCCTCGCATTGCTCGACGGCGACATGGTCGGTGCCCGCAGGGCGGGACAAGATAAACCCGCGACCGATGAAAACTTGTCCGTTGACGACGACGATGCCCCGGCGGGTCGCGTCTACGGCGAGCCGTCCGAAGGTCGTAAGAAGCGCACCAAGGACGAAATGGCGATCGACGCCGAGATCGAAAAACTGTTCAACCTCGCCAAGGATGCGGGCGTCGCCGGTCTGCCGAAGTCGATCCCGACGAACGAACCGGCCGAGGATGTTCTCGCCGAGCTTCACAAGATCGAGATCCCCGAGGGAGAACCGGCCAAGGATGTTCTCGCCGAGGAAGAAAAGGGCTTCGATCCCGGCGGCGACGAAGACGACGAAGATGCGAGCGATCCCATGGATCTCGACGAGTTCCGGGGCATTGTCGTCAAGGCGGCCAAGAAGCTCGGCAACGAAACCGTCGGCAAGCTCGTCGCGCCCTACAAGAACCCCGGGCAGGTGCCCGAGGAAGAGCGTCGCGATCTGGCCGACAAGCTCGTCGAGGCGATGGAGTAATGCCCGAGCATCACGCCAAGATCGGCCCGTCGTCATTCTCGCGCGTGAAGGCATGCCCGGCGTCCCTGAGGTTCGCCGCCATGTTCCCGAACGAGACGAACAAGGCGGCCGAGGAAGGCACCGCCTGTCACGAAGCCGTCGAGCGCATGCTCGACGGCGAACTCGTGGAACCCGGCTTCGTCGCAGACAACGGCGTCGAGGTCACGGTCGACCGGTTCGGGCACGTCGAGGAGTGTTTCGACTTCGTCGCCGACGAGGAGTTCGATCGTATCATGACCGAGATCAAGGTGCCCGTCGGGCAGGCCCTCGGGCTTAACGATCCCGAGATCATGTGGGGTACGTCGGACGTGATCGGGATCCGGGGATCTGCCGTTTCGGTTGTCGACTTCAAGTTCGGGTTCGTTCCGGTTGAGGCCGTCACGACTGACCCCGAGACAGGCGATCGCAAGCTCAACGCGCAGGGCATGTGTTACCTGATCGGAGCGCTTGAGGTTCTCGCCGAGCGCTTCCCCGGGCACGACTTCGACGAGTTCGAGATCGTGATCGTGCAGCCTCGCGCAGGTGGCGTTAAGCGCGCCTCAGTTTCATGGCCCGAGATCCATGCGTTCAAGGAAGAGGCCCGGGCGGCGATCATGCTTGCCCTGTCCGACGATGCGCCGTTCATCCCGGGCGAGGATCAATGCCGTTTCTGCCCCGCGAGCGGATCCTGCAAGGCGCAGGTGCTCGACGAGTTCGAAGATCTCGACAAGGCCGAGGATCCCGACGCCCTGAGCGACGAGGATCTCGCCGCGTGGCTGGACAAGGCCGACCACATGATCGCGACGATCAAGGCTATGCAGGCGGCCGCGCTGCAACGCATGGCCGCCGGGCGGAAGGTGCCCGGTTGGGCCCGGGAACAAGGCAACGGTCGGGCCCGGTGGCGCGACGAGGAAGAGGTCGTCGCCGAGATCGAGGCCGCCGGTCTGGATCTCGACGAGTACGCGCCGCGCAAACCGGTCACGCAAACGGCCCTCAAGCGCGCCCTCGGCAAGGACGTTGTCGAGGCCCTCGTCGTGCGGCCGCCGGGCGAGATCAAGCTCGTGCGCGCCAGCGAGGCGAAGAACCCGCTCGACGGCGAGTTCGAGGCCCTCGATTGATCTTGGCCGAGATAGCCTACGCCTACGCGGCGATCACGATCGCCCTCGTGGTGATCGTGGCCGCTCTGGGCTTGCTAGGTCGCGAGGAGCTTCCGCCGGGCTCGTCTGCCGGGATCCTCGGGCTCGCGATCGTTCTCGGCCTCCTGACTTGGGGCTTGACGTTTCCGCACGTGGTCCCGTAGTCTGTAATCCCCGGCCGCGAGGGTTTCGCGGCATTGTCTGCCCGTAGGGCTATCATCCAGAAAGGACCGTCAACATGACGACCAAGATCCAGCTTAAAAACGTGCGCCTGAGCTACGCGAACCTCTTCGAAGCTCGCGAGAACAAGAGCGGCGAACTCCGCTATTCCGTCTCGCTCCTGATCCCTAAGGATCATCCGCAGGTTGACGACCTCAACGCCGCGATCGATGCCGAAGGCGAGAACAAGTTCGGCAAGAAATGGGCTTCGATGCGGAAGAAAAACGACCCGCTCCATGACGCCGACGAAGACGGCAAGGCCGACGACGACCCCGTCTACGAGGGCATGCTCTATATCAACACGTCGTCGAAGCGTAAGCCGCAGGTTGTCGACCGGCAGGTGCAGCCGATCCTCGACGATAGCGAGATCTGGTCGGGCTGCTACGCTAACGTCTCGATCACTGTCTTCCCGTTCGACGTACCCGAGAACAAGGGCGTTTCGTTCGGGCTCAACAATGTGCAGAAGGTGAAGGAAGGCGAGCGCCTCGGCGGTGTCCCGAACGCCGACGAAGAGTTCGAGGCGATCGACGACGACGAAGACGAAGGCTTCTCGATCGACTGACACGAGCTTGCCGACCCTGTTGGCGCAGGGAAGGCAATGAGACCGGCCCGGGGCTCCTCACCCCCGGGCCGGTTGCTCAGAACCCGGCATGAACCCGTTCTCCGATCATATCGCCGCCGCAGAGGCCGCCACGGGGCGCACGTTCCATCGCGTGCTATTCCTCGATCTCGAAACCCGGTCGGAGTTGAACCTGCGGGATATCGACGCCCATACATACGCGAGCCACCCCTCGACCGAGATCATGTGCGCGCGATGGGCGATCGACGACAACCCAATCCAGCATTGGGACGAGACGTTCTCGGATCCGCTCGACACCGCCTGTTCGCTGCTGTCCGACCCGCGCACGCTCCTCTGCGTGCATAACGCCGAATTCGAGCCGAAGATCTTGCGGGAGAAGATCGGGATCGATATCGAAATCGAGCGGATCGTCGATAGCGCAGCCGTAGCCCGGGCGGCCGGTTTGCCCGGCGGGCTCGACGATCTCGCTCAGTTCTTCGGCGGCGAAAAGGACAAGATCGGCCGCTCGTGCATGCTCAAGCTTTCCCGGCCGCGCAACAAGTCGAAGAAAAACCCCGGCGTTCGGTTCTGGCGACCCGACGAGAAGCCCGACGACTTCGAATTGATGTATGCCTATTGCGGATGGGACGTGCACGAAATGCGCCGGGCCATGCGCTATATGCCGCCGCTCTCGCCTTTCGAGGTGAAGGTCTACGCCGCGACCTACCGCATGAACGAGCGCGGGTTCCCGATCGACCGGCCGAGCGCGGAACGCCTCTGGGATATCACGTGCCGTACCCGCGAGCGCATGTCGGCCGAGGTCGAAACCCGGCACGGCTTCACCTTGACACAGGTCAAGGACGTGGCCGCGTTTCTGGGTCTGTCGAGCATCGCCAAGGCTCCCTTGCGCGACTACCTCAAGGATCCCACGCTACCCGAAGACCGTCGCGCCGTCGCCGAGGCCCGGCAGACATACGCGAAAACGTCGGTCGACAAGATCAAGGCCATGCTGGCCCGCTCAAGGGTAGATGGCCGCGTCCATGACGGCGTTATCTACGGGGCGGCCGAGCGAACCCTGCGGTTCGCCGGGGCGGGCGTGCAGCCGCAGAACCTCGTGCGCGGCATGGGTTCCAAGCAAGATCTCGTTTTCGAGGCGATCGAGATCGACGGCTTGTTCGAGTTCACATGGGGCGGGCAGGAACTCGACACGATCGCGAACGTGATCCGGGGCTTGATCGCCGACCTCGGCCGCTACCTCAACGTCGCCGACTATTCGCAGATCGAGGCGCGGCTCCTCGCATGGATCGTCGGAGACGAGGATCTGCTCGGCGCGTTCGCCCGGGGCGACGATCCTTACCGCATGATGGCCGCGAAGATCTACGGCAAGCCGGTCGAAGAGATCACGAGCGCCGAGCGGTTCATGGGCAAACAAACCGTCCTAGGTTGCGGCTACGGGCTCGGCGGCGGCGGTTTCCAGTACATGCTCGATACGACATACGACGTGCAGATCGAGCGCGACGAAAGCGACGAGCTTGTCGGCCTATATCGCAAGAACGCGCCCGCCGTGGTGAAGTTCTGGCGACGGCTCGATCGCGCCCTCGCGCATGCGAGCGAGAACGTCGGAACCGAGTTCGCCGTAATCAAGGGCAAGATCTCGATCAAGTTTACCCGGGCGGATCGCTTCTGGATCAAGCTCCCGAGCGGCCGCCTCCTGCGCTATTACGAGGTTGAGAAAAAGGTCGAAGACCGCCGGATCTCGTGGTCGTGCTTTGGCCGTCTCAAGGGCGGCGCAGGTTATGGCCGGGTCAAGATCTACGGCGGCGCGCTGACCGGGCATATCGTCCAGTCTACGGCCCGGGATATCATGGCCTCGGCCATGGTGCGGCTCGACGAACTCGGGCACGAGCTTGTCTTGACCGTGCACGATGAACTCGTCGAGGCCGACGACGGCCGTTACGACGAATTCAGGCGGGAAATGACCACGCGGCCCGAATGGCTGACCGACGATTTCCCGCTCGCGACCGATGCTTTCCAGACAGAAAGGTACAGGAAATGAACCCGACCAAGATCAAGAACGCAACCGATATCCTCGCAGAGGATCAGGACGAATACGGGAACCTCATGATCCGTCGCGAGGTGATCGAAGTTGAGGTGGTCGGCCGCGTTCCGGTGATGCGATCCCGATGGAAGCCGACGGCCGACGAGATCGCCGCCCTCATGGGCGGCGCGGAGGTCGAACTGTCGATCCTCGGAAACTCGCATCCGCCGGTAATCCTGACCGTCGAGGAGGCCGAAGAATGACCATGCAACTGTCGCGCCACGACGTGAAAATCGCGATCCTCCGCGCGATGGACGATGGACGCGAACGCACGGCGAGCGAGATCGCCGACAAGCTCAATCGCGAGGGCAGGGAAAACACGACGGCCCTTGTCGTGTCGCGGCACCTCCGCGACATGGAAAACGTCGGCCTCGTCGGGAAGGAAGAGCTAAAGTCGCCGGTGCACCTTCACGTCTGGCGAAAACACGCGACCGGCAAATGCCCCGGGTGCGGCCGTGACGTTTCGTTCCTGATCCCGGGGTCCGTCTACCGCTGCCCGACGTGCGCGAAATGACGCTCGAACGCACGATCGAAGCCAAGTTCGTGATCGAGGTGCAGAAGCTCGGCACGACGGCCCTCAAGGTCGGGCTCGACGGCTGGCCGGATCGGCTCGTCCCGCTCGGCAAGGACTACCCCGGGGCCGTCGTCTGGATCGAGTTCAAGAACGCGACCGGCCGTCTTCGGCCGAACCAGAAAATCCGGCACAGGCAACTCGCCCAGATGGGACAAACCGTTGCCGTGTGCCGCTCAGTGAAAGAGGCCCTAGGTGCCGTTGCGAAAGCGAGAAGAGCTATCGATCGCGCAAAACGCCGCGATTGACGAACTGGTGCGGCGTCGCCGGGCGAGCCTCTGGGCCAAGCCGGGATCCGGTAAGACCGTGGTGGCCGCCACGGCCGTGGCCGATATGTTCGAGGGCCCGACGCTCGTCGTCGCCACCAAGCGGATCGCAGAGCTTGTGTGGAGGCAGGAGCTTGCCGCATGGGATCACCTAGCGCACCTCGAACCGGTGCTCCTCTTCGGCTCTCCTGCGGTGCGTGAGAAGCTCCTCGCGTCGTCGGCCGACTTCTACCTGATAAACTACGAGCTTTTGCCATGGCTGGCCGATACGCTGCGCGGCGGCCCATGGCCCTTCGCCTCGATCATATGGGACGAGGTGTCGAAGATGAAATGGCCGGGAACCCGGCGGTTCAAGAAAGTCAGAACCCCGGTGCAGGATATCCCGGTGCGGATCGGCCTCACCGGAACGCCGCGCGGAAACTCGATCCTTGGCTTGTGGGGGCAATCGTTCGTAACCTGCGCGACGCCCGAACACACGCCGCTCGCGCAATCAATGGGGCACTACAAGGCCCGCTGGTTCTATCCGGTGGATCCCGATCGGCGCGTCTGGCGACCCCTGAGCGGTGCCGAAGAAGAGATCCGGGGCATGAGCGATCGCTACGCCTATTCCATGCCCCGCGAGACGGCCGCGCCCGAGGCCCGGGTCGTGCCGGTGTCCGTGACCGTGAACGCCGCCACACGCCGCCTGTATGCCGCCCTTGAGGCCGACCTCTCTGTCGAGATAGGCGGGCACGAGATCGTCGCCGTCGAGCCGTCCGTGAACCGGGGCAAGCTCCTGCAACTGTGCTCGGGTGCGATCTACACAACCGCAGACCGATCCCATTGGGTTCAGGTGCATGACGCCAAGATCGAGGCCCTCGGCGAGATCGTCGAGGAAATGCAAGGCGAGCCGCTCCTCGTGTTCTACCGGTTCCGGCACGAGCTTGAGCGAATGCAGAATTTGATCCCCGGGCTTCTCACGATCGAAGACGCCGAGAAATGGCTCAGGGAAGGCGGAACGCTGGCCGTGCATCCTGAAAGCGCGGCGCACGGCCTCAACCTGCACGTCGGCGGATGCTCGACGAGCGTATGGTTTACGCTGCCCGACAGTCAGGAGCTATGGGAACAAGGCAACCGACGCCTTGCCAGAAAGGGCCAAAAAGAGGAGGTGCGCGCCCTTGTCCTTGCATTACAGAATACGATCGAGGATAACGTAGCCCGTAATCTCGCGGCGCACGGCCGCCTGCAAGACGCTCTGATCGATGCCGCGACATAGGAGAAACCCCATGGCAAAGGATCAACAAACCCTGAAAGTGATATCGGTTCGCGTCACGGCCGATACGCTCAAGAAACTGCCCCGGCCGAGCCTCAAGGGCCGACGCGCCGAATTCATCCGCGAAGCGATCGAGGAGAAGCTCGAAAGGGAAGGCAAGTCATGACCAATTTCGACGACAGGCTCGAACTGCCGCCGGGAGAGTATCAGGCCGAGGTTGCGGCCGTGCAGACTGGCGAAGTCCCGCACAACGTGACGGTGATATTCTTCCGCCTGACCGAACCCGGGCCCGATAGCAAGCATCCGCAAGCTGGCATGGGCGGCCGGATTGCACGGGCTTTCCTCGATCTCGACGACCCGAACCCCCGAACGGCCGCGATCGCCAAGCTGCGCGCCGACGAGCTTCTCGCCGCCGTCGGCGTCGACCGGATCGACGCGGCGATCGGAAAGGTCGTGCGGATCCGTGTCGGCCGAACGATCCTTCGATCGGATCCGAGCCAATACCGGATTGCAGTTACCGAGATCCTGCCTCTGACAGATCCTAACGTGAGGCCGTTTGTGCAATGATATTCGGCGACGACTGGTCATTCGTGCAGAACCCGAAAGCGGCTTCCTCGGCCGTGACCGACGCCCTGTTGCCTTTCACCGCACCGCAGCACGTGCACGCATTCCCCGACGGGAAGCCGAGCAAGCACTACCTGCCGCGATCCGGATGCGTGCCGCTCAAGCGCCACCGGCTCGGCGTCGTGCGCAACCCCTACGATCGGCTCGTCTCGGCGTGGAGCTATCGCCGCGAGCGCGATCCCGACGTGCCAGATTTCCGAACTTGGGTGCTGCACGACGAATGGAAGATCGGTGCGCGGCCGCGCCAGATCGATTTCCTGCGCACGCCGCAGATCGAATGGCTCGCCGGGTGCAACAAGGTGTTCCGGTTCGAAGATCTCAACGCCGAGTTCGCCCGGTGGAGTTACAAGCACCTCGGCCGGGAAATCCGTCTTGAGCGGCTCAATCCAAGCGTGAGATCCGGCGGCTTCGTCGGGTATTACATCGGAGACGGCCCCGGCGGGTTCGACACCGAACTGATCGACGAAGTGCGCCGCCGGTTCTGGTTCGATTTCGAGATCTGGAAGTACCCGCTATGATCCCTCGCCGATATAGATCCCAAGCGGCCGCCGAGCGCGCCAAGAACCGGATCGAGCGCGACGTGCCTCGGGCCCGCGTCGAGATCGAGCCCGACCGGTCCCTGACTGTATGGGTTTATCCGGCCGCTCTGACGCCCGCACAGCGCGAAGCGCTGACCGGGTGCACGGTCAGGACGCCCGCGCCGCCTTCGCCGTCCACGCCGCTCCTAGAGCCTGTGCCGCCCCGCGAGGTCAAGAACCCGTCCAAGACAGAGCGGCCGGTCGCCGTGTGTCGCGAGATATTCGATCGGTTCTGGAAAGAAGGCAGGATCGACGAGCGCAAGGCGGCGATCGACGAATGCGTCGCCCGGGGCGTGACCCTGAACACCGCGAAAACGATCTACCCGCAGTATCGCGCCGAAAAGGGTCTGCCTTCGTCAGTTCGCCTTGCCCGGGCGAGAA